TGTTCAAGAGAAGCGTTTAACGCCTGTGCATAACGTGCCACCGAAGACTTTGATACTTCATAACCGTTTTCCCGAATGAAGTCTACAATGTCACTGTAGCGATATTCTGACGGGTTATTTATCATCATATCAACGGTTTCCCTGATGTCGCACGGCAGCTTGTCGACTTTACCTCTTTTACGATTACGTTTTTTCATAGTATCGCCTCCTTACAGATCTATGCAAGGATCTTCGATAGCACCATTAACAAGCTGTATGCCCTTAGCGGTAAGTTTACCCGCAAGCTGTGTATAATCATCACCGATGCAGTCTACAGCCTGCTCAGAACGTATCTTGACAAGGCGGACATATCCGCCTTCAAGCAAATAATTTAAGCTGTCAAGTGCTTCATTCTCAGCGATCTGAGGCTCAAGAGCGGCAGTTACATCTACGAGATTGACATAATCGGTACGGAGCAGATTGATTGCTCTGATCACAGCCCCATTGTTTTTTATAAACTTGTTTTTCCTGAGCTGATCTTTTATATTCATCAAATGCCCCTCCTATCGGCAAGATTATCTATCTTTGTTTCCAGACGTGTCATAACACGGATAAACTCGGAATTTTTGACTTCCGTATCCTTAAGTTCATCAATTGCACTGTCAATCTTGTCTATAGTGTGCTTGATTTCTTCGACTTCTGCCTTTGTGGCATATCTGTCGTTCAGGCTTTTGATATCACTCTTACATTCCTTTATCATATCAATATGGCTTTCGAGTTCAGATCTGGTAACGCATTTGTCCTGTCTGTCTATTGTACGTTTGACGAAATACGATATAATGCCGATTGCAGCTGTGATTATTATGTTAATAGCTGTTGATAATATTGCTCCGATTTCCATTATATAAAATCCTTTCAAATGGCTTTATAATGCGTAATTTTTATGTACTATATTTAATGTAATTTTATTTTAACATTTTCGCCGAAAAACAAAAAGGCTTAGCGCAATTACTTTTACAGTAATCACGCTAAGCCATAAATTTATAAAAATGTTAAAATTTTATTAAGAAACACTAGCTAAAAAGCTAGCTGAGGCACTTAAAGTAACGCTCGATGAACTTTGCGCATAAACGGCATCGCCGGGCTATTTCAGTCCTGCGATAATTTTTTCCTGTTCTTTTTTGGACAGCTCAAGCGCAGTCATGACCTCTTCGGAATAGTTGTTTTCCTCGGCTATATTCCTTGCGACAGCAAAGTTTATAAGCGTTGACGGCTTTGCAACGGCAATGCGCTCACCGCCGAAGTAGCCGACAAGCTTGCGGTATGCTTCGATACCGATTACCTCAGCTATTTCCGCCTGCGTTCCTGTCAGATGCTTTATCTGCAGATAATCAAGTTTTGATTTTGCCATCGGTACGCTCCTTTCTGCGCTTTTCCGCCCGAACATATCGTTTGATCGTGTCAATAAGCTCCGCACCCTGACGTTCTGAAAAGCCTTTGAAAATGTCATATTTCGGATTGACGGTAATACCAAGCTCTTTTTTAATAATGCCGCATAGCCGTTCTTTGACGGTGACCGCTGACGGGGACAGCTTTGCAAACTCATACATAAGCCCGAAAATCTTGCTTATCTGAGCGTTGCTTATATATGCCTTGACCTCCGGGGTTATTGCCCGGAGGTTAGCTTGCAATTGTTTGATTACTATGTCCGCCTGCTCATCGTTCAGTTCCGATATGGACTCTTTGAGTGTGAGCTGATACACAAAGCCGTGCAGATCATCTGATTTATTCCCATCGTCGACAAGTCCGCACTTACGTCCAAGGCTGTAGATGTATCTGCGTTTCTGCTTTATATCCATGTTACACCGTGATTTTCGTAGTATCAGATACCGATATAGCACTGTTGATTGCTCTGATGACCTCTTCTACAGTGCGCTTACTTTCAATGGTATCTAAAACAGTCATAAAACGCTGCCATTCAAGGCACTCCGAGAAAAGATACGCATAATCTGCGGCATCTTCATCTGAAAATCCACCTATCGAAACAAGGTTTTTACAGTCTGTGAGGAAATTTGCGCCTTTGAGCTTCTTGCGAAGTGCGCTCTTTGCGGAATCGTCGCACGGTAACTGATCGTAGAACTCGTCTACCGTCAGCTTGCGTTCAGGGACTGCGATGTCGGCTGAATAAACGCTTGCAAATGTGCGCTCAAGTTCTTTGCTTTTGAAAGTATACTTTGGCTCGAGCGATTCTTTGATGTAGTCACCGAACGCATCACCCATCAAACGCTTCAGAACGGCAGGAGATATAATCTTTACTGTTCTGGCTTCGGTGTATGTAACGTCATGTCCGTCATTATCATCAAATGTGCAGGTTCTACGCTTGCTGTCACGGAGCTTTTCACCGCCGAGCTTCAAGAAAAACGCTTCAAGCTCTTTGTACCGCAGATCAAGGGTTGCTTTTTCTTTGGACAGCTTTGCCATTTCTTCAACTTTAGCGGCAATTATTTCTTTTGTTACTGTCATTCTGCCACCGCCTTTGCTATTACCGCAGCACAGTCCGGGCATATATCTATGCCCTCGTAGTTTACTGCCTCTGTGCGATTTCCGCAGAATCGGCAGACAGGAACGTGCTTGCGGATATGGATTTCTCCGGTCTGATTATCAACAATCAGATCAACTGCTTCTCCCGGCTGCATACCAACATATTCACACAGATCCTTTGGTAGCGTAATGCCACGCTTTGATGTCAGTCGTTTGCTTTTAATCATTGCCATATAACTTTTCCTCCTGTATTTAGTTTTCTCCACTCTGCATTTATACGGGCTTGTGACCGTTGCTGATCAGCAGCTGCATTAGAGCAGGGAGCTTATACTCCCTGATTTTTATAGATTTTTCGTCTGTAGCACCCGAACCCGATAATCGGGCAAAGCTTGTTTTTGCAAGTTGGAGTACCGTCTTTATCGAGATATTTGTACTCACAAGAGTAACATTTCTGTGCCGTATCTCGCTTTTCACTTTCGGGTGTACGCATTTTATGTAGATTATTTGATTTCACGCTGCTTCTGACCTCTTTTCTTCTTGATTGCCGCAATTGGCGATAATCTTGCTACATAGTTCGGATTTTTAGCGACGAACTCGCCGTACGACATACCGCATTTCATAGCTTCGGCAACTATTACCTCTATCTGTTCCATATTGCTCATTTCTTTCACCACCTTTCGTGCACTCTGTCTTTTCACGGGCTTGTGACCGTCCACGGCGACATTACACGGGAGCTTTTGCTCCCGGAGGTTATTCTGATTTGCCTTTGTTATAGCCTTTTTTATATCCACTGTTGAAGATCTTATCTGCTACTATTATGCTGAAGTACATTTTTGCAAGAATCCATCCTATGTAGAGAATTACGAGCATAAGAGGGATTATAAGCACCTTGCCGCCGATTGAGTCGTCGGGACGATCGGCAACGGCGTTTGCATAATCAATTACGCTTACGGTCGCTGTTCCGGCAAAAAACGCAGCGGCAAGCATTAACACATTGTTAATAAACTTTCTCATTTGTTATACCATTCCTTTTTTATCAGCTTTGTCTGTCTGTTGTGCCGGCAGACAAGAAGCATTATTGTCGGTGTATCTTTAGCTATCAACCAGTTATCCGGGTTGATGTGCGCTCGTTTCAGAAAATCGTATTGTGACCTTGTAGGTTTCTTCCCGTGCATATTGTCACCTCACAACGCTTCGTACATCAATTCGCATAAACTTTGCCATAGATGCAAGACCTTTAAGGGTATAACATCCGTTGTCATACGCCTGCGAAAACAATCTGACCGCTCCTCTGAGTCCGGCTTCGCTCTGAGCAACTTTGTGAAGAAACTCAAGCTCCTGCTCCATGTTAGAAGAAACGAGCACAGGAAACATCATATCCACGTCCTCACGCTTGATGTCAGTAGTAACGAATTTCGGCGAGAGCCACTTACGGTTGTTGATCTGACGGTAATTTCTCCGGGTTTTACCCTCGAATTTTTCTTCAATGCCATTGTCACCCACAAAAGCAACGCCGAGCGTCTGAGCTCTGTCGGAAAAATAATCGGCAAAGCTACGGATAGTTTCTATTCCGTGGAACGTCAGAAGCTGACCTTCGTCAATTATGATAACCATACCGTCATGTAGCTTCTGCGCTATCGCAAGCCACAGATCATCTGTTGATTGCGATATGGGGACATTCAGCTCAAGTGCAATCAGTTTAAGAACTGCCTTTGCTGACTTGAAACACGGATTAACAGTTATTACGATACTGTTTACCGGGTTATCTGCGTGATATTTCTGCACAGCTTTTGTTTTACCGATACCGCTGTCGCCTGTTGCTATGGCAACACCGCCTTTGATTTGGCAGGTCTTGATAGTCTGATAGATCTTCTCCGATATGCTTGTCGGTGCATAATCTACTTCGCTGTAGCTCTCTGCGCCCTCTGTCTTAGTGTCAAAATATGCGGCGAGTTTTGCAAACTGAGCATCCTTATTTCCGCTGTATGCTCCTTTTTTGAGCATCGAAATCGTCGATGCAGGTATGCCGATACGATTTGCGGCTTTGTTTGCTGAGCCCATTTCTGCTGCAAGCTCGTCAAATTTGGCGAGCAGTGAAACTTCCTTTGTCTGTTCCATGGTTTAATCATCCTTTCCGCTTTATTGCGTTAGTGTTTATCTTATCGATGTCGATGATTACTTCATCAACATCGGCAAGCTCGGGGTTGTCCTCTTTGAACTTATCAGAAAATACCGGCTTGAATTTTGACGGCTTTTCAATTTTGAATTTTTCTTTACCTCTTTCGGCACGGTTGATAGTAGCCGTCAGGAAATCAATAGCCTGTTCCTCAGTGATTGACGCTGTCAAGCCCTTCGAGTAGTCGTGAACGGCGTGAGTAACAGCACGAATTGTCTTTTCACCTGCGGCTATCTCGTTAGGATCATTAGTAATATACGGTACATTCAGATCTGTTTGCAGAGTCCAAGTGAAGCGATATGCGTCTGTTGCTTTGTCATAGACACGCACCGTCTTATATTCTGCAGGATCATAGCGCACATAGACCTCTTCGCCTTGGTACTTCCACGCATCTTCCGCTGAGTACCAGAGCTTTTCCCCTGCGAGCTCGATATATACGCCGTTGCGCTTGATTTTCTGATACCGGGTAGTTCTGGCAAGCAGAAGCGAAAGATCCTCGTCTTTTGCTTCTCGGAAGGTGGTGTATTTGATTGAAGCGTTCCAGACCTCAATTCTTGTCATGCCCTTGTATTTGCGTTCTTTGCCACCGTACTCATCGACGTTGAAGTCACCGTCGATGAGGATTTCGAGCGCAGCTCTTATCTGATCGTCTTCGGGAACAATGCCGTATTTCAGCTTGTATTTGAGGCTCTCCGGGCGTTCTATAATAGTACCTCCGCAGAATGTTTCTATCACTCGGCTGATATGGTTTTTAAGTGTGCCGAATGTACGCTCAATAGGCTTTGCCTTAGCGTTTCTGACAATTGCATTGTGCATTGTAATGTCAAGCAATTGCAGTATGGTCGGTGGTATATCGTCCGCATTCCATGTCTTTCGTGTTCTGTGACCTCTGCCACCTATATCGTGCGTCAAAAATTCAGAACCGTTATCAAAATACACCGATTTCGGAACGCCGAAACGCTTTATTGCGTGACGGAGTGCCAAAAGGGTGCTATGCGAGTCAGGCTGTTCGGTCAAATTCCAACCGACAAGTACGCCTGACTTTGCATCAAGAAACGCTGTAAGATACATACGATGTGTCTTCTGTGCGTTATTTTCGCAGTATGTGATGAAGTCGAAGGTGTGGTTATCGGCGATCCATACATCATTTGCCTGCAAATCATCATACAGTCGTTCGATATACGGTATGTATTTATCCGTAAATGCCTTTTCGCCGTATCGCATTAGCGCAATTACTGCCTGAGGAAGCTTTTCGGCTTGCCGGCGGAAACTACGCTCGGAAGGTATCTTATCAAGATCCTGCGGATAAAACTCTGTAACCCACTCTATCATCAGCTGATAGCAGCGTGATACCGGAAGCCGGCGCTCGTCAAGGAAGAAATACATAAATGCGTCAAGTATATGCTTTGGAATATCGGTGTGACCTTTATTCCATCCGCCACGCTTATCTATAAGACCTTCAATATCGCCGTTTTTAAATGCGGCGTACTTGCGATACAGTATATCGGTGGATATATCTATCTCGGGATGTTCAAGCTGCATCTTGGCTACAAAAAGTAGATCCGTATCGGCTTTTTTGCGATTACTCTTGTTCCGGTACATCTCCCAGATCTTGAGTATCTTGATCCAGTCAGCCGCCTGCTGCCGTTCATTTTCCGTGTACTCCTCAAATGGCTTTGAAACTGCCTTTGAACGCTGTTGTTCAACCGTTTTAGTCGGTGCTATTTCAAGCTCTTTGCGCTTGGAATTATAGTATCGCTCACGGATTTTTTCGTCCATCTGATCAATGTCAAAAAGATACTCTTTGCGGTTATTTGCCGCATCGGCTTTTTCCGTAAATGGCAACTTACCGGTTTGGGCAAGCCGTCTTACATATTGTTTTGTGCAACCCTTTATGGTTGCAAGCTCTGCAGTGCTTATCATTGCACCCATCTTGATTAACCTCCTTTCCGACCTGCAATTAGATATTGCGGTCGCTCCCGTCAGGGAGTTACACAATATCTATGGTTCACTAAGCAACATGACCTGCCATCATCAGTACAGGGCGGTCATTCCCTGCAGACGGGCTGTTGCCCGTTTCGGCTTAATTGTGATATAATAATTGTGAGAGGTGTAATAGTATGCAACAATTAACACGAGATAGCGAAAAAATGTTAAAGTATATTTTCAAAGCAGCAGAACCTGTGAAAGTTTCTGCGCTTAAGAAACGATTTAAAGCTTCTACAAAAATATCAATAAACGAACTTTCGGATATAGGATATATTTACATTGCTTCTAAGTTATCAAGATGGGGTGAACCTTTAGAGGAAGTAAAATATCAAATAACGGAAGATGGTGTATTGAACATTAGGAAGACTATAGACGAAAGAAGAAGGCTAATTCTTAATAGCGTCATAATACCTATAGCAGTAAGCATTGTAACAAATCTGTCAATAATCTTATTACAATGGTTACTATCATAGCGACTACTGCTGGAATTATGTAAGAATAGAGAATTTTTTTCTTCATAAAAACACACTTTCTGACCTGCCATCTTCAGTACAGGGCGGTCATTTCCTGCAGACGGAAAACCTTGCGGCTTTCCGTTTCGACAAATAAATAAGGAAAGGATCTGTAGCAAACTTCAAGCAGTTAACTCTCAGTCTGCATGTATGCTCGTCTTTCCGAGCTGTCATCACGCTCCTACCGATTTTTGCGCTTCGTTTGTGGTGAGCCAGTCAACATAATGCGCTGGGCTTGATACGCTCAAGCGGGCGGGCTGACGCTCTGTTGTTATCGCTTATGGGTAAGCCATACGGTTAAGCACCTGTTGAGGAATAGGTATCCTGTAGTCGACAATTTGGAAGCGGCTTTCGTCTCGCACCTCCCGATCTTCCGTCGGGTAAACGCACGACCAGCCTGTGCGGTTTCATTCCGACTAATTTTTTATCCCGGATTTCCTTCCGGCGGTCGGCGGGTCTGGGCTTGATACGCTCAAGCGGGCGGCTCAAGCGAGTGAAATAAACTCGCCCTTGCAGTAATCAAAAGCTCCGACATAGGAATCGTCAACAAAAACATTGCCGACTGTATCGGTATCGGCATCTATATCAAGATTGCCTTTAGGCAGTCCGCCGTGCTTACGGTAGTAGTCCGTAAGGATTCTCTTCTTATCTTTAATGCTCATTTAGATCTCCTTCCGAGTATTTCGTCTGTGGTGACTAAAAACAAATCTGCAAGGCAACAGAGATTAGCGATTGATAATGTTTTATTGCCAAGCTCCCAACCACACACAGCCGCTTTTGATACGCCAATTGCATTTGCAACTTCCGCTTGCGACATACCATGTTGCTCACGCAAACGCTTTATATTATCGTTATAGGTCATTCTTACTCCTTTCGCTTGTTTTCGATTGACACCGCTCTGGCGGTATGTTAAAATAATTATGGGTAAGTGTGCCTTGTTCGTTTACCCAAGTTAATTATAGTTCATTTAAATGGGCTTGTCAACATATTTTGCCCATTTAAATGAACTTTGTGGATAATGCACAAAGTCTGAAAGGGTCTTTTGTATGTTTTATGATTATTTGAAGTCTATTTGTGATAGTAAAGGGATAAAAATTACACCTTTAGTTGCAGAGTGCGGCGGAGCTAAAGGCTCAATTTCAAACTGGAAGAAAGGAGCATCGCCTAATTCTGACATAGTTGCAAAACTTGCAGTGCGTTTAAATGTATCTACAGACACACTTATCTTTGGAAAGAAATTATCGAATTGCTCTCCAGATGAAGAAGAATTATTAACTAACTACAGAGCGGTAAATGACATAAAAAAAGCTCAGATCAGAGAACGAGCTGCTGTCCTTGCTGAACTCGAAGCTGAAAATAAAGAATCTAATCAAACGCCATTAAAACAATCATTAAAACGGACTGAAACAGAAGAAAAACAAGAGCCGCAATACATATCTCTGCCATTCCCGGCACTTCCGGCATCGGCAGGAGCCGGCGAGTATCTGCACGAAGATACAACTTCTTATATAAAGGTACCGGCAACAAATCTTACCGGGCGGGCTTCTTTTGCTCTTCGTGTCCACGGAGATTCGATGGAGCCGGCATACTTTGACGGAGATATCGTTCTTGTTGCCGCTGATGCAGATGTTAACATCGGCGATATAGGTATTTTTATAGTTAATGGCGAAGGCTTCATAAAAGAGCGAGGAAAAGATCGCTTGATTTCTCTTAATAATAAGTATAAGGACATTAGGATCGGATCAGATGATACTTGCGTATGCAAGGGAAAGGTTATAGGTTCGCTATGACATCAGAAGAAAGAATCTCCGAAGCTAAAAATCTCAATAATGAAGTTACAACTAAAATGTTGAATCTTGCTAAGGAATATGGAACAGATCTTATTGAAGTGTCTGTTCACGGTAGCCCTTGCGAAGAATGCGCAAAGTATCAAGGAAGAATTTACAGTATATCGGGAAACGATAAGCGTTTTCCTAAGTATCCGGATTGGCTTTTATCCAATGCTTGCCCGTACAATTGCGGACTTATGTCTTATCCCTTTATTGAAGGAATTTCTGAACCTACTTATATTAACGGAGATGTAATCGAAGTAAGCAATCGACCGTTTATAGATGACCGAACACCGGAGCAAATTGCTGTATTTGAAGCTCGCCGGGATAAAATACTTAAAGAGCGTCAATATCGCATAGAATATGAACAGCTTCAGAAGCTTTTGCCGAATGAAGCACCTAAAAAGCTGAGTGCTTACTCACGAATGAAAAACAGCAATTCAAAAGGATATTTGAAGCTCAGAGAAAAAGCAAAAGAATATGGATTAGAAATATGACAATATTAACTTTTTCTTTAGATTTTAGGTTAGACAAAAAGCTCAAGAAACTTGTTTCCTGACTCTCGGTATTTTGTTTCTTGAGTTTCTTGCTAACATTTTAAATAAATGGAAATTATTTAAATCTGCACTAAGGCAGAAGAAAAGCCGTTAAAACGCTTTGTAATGCGCTTTAACGGCTTTTAAAATACAATTAAAACAGTTTGAAACGGTTATTTAAAATGCTTCTCCTTTTCAACAGATATAAAAAAATCGATGCAAAAACGCACCGATTTTTTTGACAACTCACTTTCGAGAATCGTGCCGGATATACCACTTGTGATACGCAACAAACCGCATAACAATCAGCTTTGTGCTGATTTATCCCGCTTAATTTCGGCTTATCCCGTCGTTTCCCACTTTTTGCGTTTTGCGTGGCAGACAACAACCTTTATGTCGCAAGACTGAGGGATCGTTGCACCGAATACTGCCTTCCCACAAAAGCCCCACAAATAAGATTTTAACAAGCCGATTAAATCCCCCCACATCGCAAATTCTCATTTCCGCTATTGTAATTTCACTCGGATTGGTGTATAATAAATAATGTATATTTATATACTGAAATTTCTATCGGAAGGAATGTAAAAAAACCGTGGGTCATTTTCATAGAAAGGTCGCGCGGACGCTTACCACCGCCTGTATGGGTAATCATTAAGT